CGCCTCTTCGCTGTGCGAAAATAATTACTGTGCTATCGTTCATCCCTAGATCCCACCATGTTTCTGTTTCTAAGTCCTCATCAATATCAAAGTTTTTTATTCTGCCATCTTTCTCTAAATCATCCATAATTTTTCCATAATACGATCCTGATATTCCTGCTTGGAAAGAACACTCAAATTCTTGTTCATAAGCATCTGGCGACATGGTTTCTTTAGCAGCTAATAATTCTTCTTTGGGTAGAATATTAGTTTCACTAGCTTTGAACCGACAAGTGAACCAATCTTTTGTATGCTTTGCCTTTTCATGTAATTCAAAGAACCAATTTCTGCCATGTGGTGTGCCAATGAAAATAGCAAAACCTTTGCGGTCTGCCAAACAAGGTCTGAGGATAGTGTCAAAGAGATCAGGTGCTATGTTCTGCGTTTCATCTACGATTATTCCATCAAAGTATTGTCCTCTAATTGCCGAACTATTTTCTCCACCTATAATCTGTATTCTTGAGTTGTTTACTGAAAAGTCCACCCTTAGTTCTGATTCGTTAAACTTCACACCTGGTATAGCTGCCGAAAATTGTTTCAAATAATCCCAAGCTGTAGATTTACCTTGTAATCGGTAAGGTGAAATAAAAGCATATCTTGGATAAGGTTTCTTATTGGTTAGTGCTGCTTTGATTAAATGGTTAATAGCAAATACTGTTTTACCTCCTCTTCGGTGAACTACGATAACATTAAACCGGTTCACATCGCATTTTTTGTGCAAAAATTTTTGGATTTCTCTTGGTTTGTAAGGAATTACGATTTGTTTCATTTTAAAACAAAACCCCCCTTAGTGCATTGTAACATCATCTTCTGGAATATCGTCAATGTATTGATCTTTTAAAATTTGTGAAAACTCATGAGCTTCTTGCTCATCCTGAAAACCATAGAACTTTGTAACAACAACTGGTCTGCCTGTTGTTTTATCTTTCATAATGAATATCGCTGTTCTTAATATCAAATCTTTCATTTGTTTGTTTATACCTTGTATCAATATTAATCTAACGTCAAAAGTCAAAAATGGGGTACTAGCTCTTAAAAACCCCTACATTTAGTAAATTACAACCAGAAAACCACTAATTATTACTAACGATAATTTATGATTACCGATAACAATAACTTATCGGAACTTTTTGTTGCTGTTTTGTTCTTATCACACATACAATAACAATGTTTTTGTGTGCAAGAAATGACAACTTATCAAGTAAATCAATACTTCTAGCTGAACTAAGTCTGCCAAGAAATAGATAAAGGTTGTTCTTTATCGCCTTTAATAGTTAATTCTGCTGCCTTTCCGTATCGTTTTGCACTTAATTTAGATGCAGACCACTGCGAATGACCAATTAATATCTTGTAAAGGTTAACTAAATTTTGACCGGATTTAGGATCTACAACACCATTCTCAATCTTCATCTCTAATTCTTTTCGTTTATCTTCTAACTCTGATAATTTTAAATCAATAGCAAGTTCTTTTGATTTAATATATTTCATCATCAAGCTATCATCTTCAATGAGTTCTTTTCTGAAGCTCTGCCAAGTATAATCTTTTATTATCTCAAATGTTTCTCTAATTGTTTTGCCATCGGCAATCAATTCCAAAATTGTGTTTTCCAACTTCTTTGTTAATTTTCTTGGTCTTGCCATAATAATAATCCCTTTAGTGAGGTGGGCGATTTGAGAAAGGAATGATTATCGCCCAACCTCTAGTGATCACTTAAAAAATACTAGCGAAAGGGTGAAGCTAGTATGTTTAAACTTATATACCACAATATATAGTTTTAAAAGTCAAAAACACCTTTAGGCTTAATAAAAGGTTTATTTTCGCCTGTTAATGGATTTTTTCTAATGATTTTCTTTTTAAGCATATCATCTAAGATTAGTTTGGCAGTAAAGCTACCGAACTTCTTTTGGTTAATAATCCAAGTAAGTTGTTCTACAGATAGCATACCGCTTTTATAGTCTGACTCTAGCTGCATAGTTATTTCTAATTTTTGTGCTTTGGTATAATAATTATTAAATGTGTCCTCTAACTCTTTATCATTATAATAATAAGGTATTTCAGAGGAGGGGGGGATTTTAGTCATCACTTTTAAAACCCTTTAGCTTTTTAAATCTTTTAGATCCCTTATTAATAATAGTATTATTATAATTGTTTTTATATTTATAATGTTGCGTAGTTTTTGGGTAGGGTGATTGATCAGATTTTGACATAGACATTGCGTAATTTTTGGGTAGTCTAAGATCATAATAATTAGCTGAGGATAATCTCTTAATAACCAAGTATTTATGCTGAACTAATTCTTCCTTACATTTCTGCAAAGTATTAATACTAAGACCCAATTTGGACTTTAAATTAGAGTTTCGCAAGGTTCTATAATTCGGAGAAAGGGATCTAATATAGCAAAATAAGAGCTTCGCATCATTGGATAGCCTTTCATCCAAAATCAAGCTATTTGGTATCATTGTAAAACCTGTTTTTCGCATAACCCTTTGGCTACCTTATATACACAAAATTTGGGTAATCAACCACTAAATATGCCAAGAACATAAGCAGAACATCTATATTTAGCAATAATAAAAGTCTTTGGATTTCTTGTACAAATATGGTACAACTAATTATGCTTACGAATCAAAAAACTAACAAAGGGGAAACAATGATAGAAAGCAAAGTACAAATGGATGGTTTTGAACAAACTCTTAACTGTCTTTACGATCCGTCAAATCAATATTGGAATGGTTTTGCCAATCCATATTTTGATCAAACAAACTTTGACAAATGGGTTGCTTGGTTAAAACAAGAAGAAAGCGACACTTATGACGAAGTAAAAGATATACAACCTAAAATAATTAGTGGTCAAAAATACTATTATTGTGGTGGTGCTTATACTTGGTCTTATGTTGAAGATGAAGAAACTTCTTTACTTGAAGATTTAGAAAATTTAGTTGGGGATTACCAAAGAGATAAAATTACTAAATCTCAAGTTTTAGAAACTCTTGCAAATATAGTTAAATACGAAAATATGAACGGAGGGGAATAATGAAAAAGTTAAGGGTTAAAATAGAATCTGATTGTTTGGCTAATAAGGAGGAAACAGATGCAGATTTAGAAGGAGCATTAGATTATAAAATAAATAAGTGGGGATTTGATAATGAAGAATCCTTAGAATTACCAAAGGAAAAAATATGGAAACATTTAAAGAACTATTAAACTTTGCTTGTTTTATAATCATTATGTACTTTCTATTTTGTGTGTTGCAATATGCACCACAAATAGAGCAACTAATAATAGAAATGAAAGGGGGAGCAATATGATAAATCAAATCATATATAAAATTAAGAAAGGTGCTAATTTATCAAGAGTTAAAGAAGTAAATGGCAAACTTTTCTCTGATAATATTAAGGCACCCAAAACCTTAACTTTATATAATAAACACTTATCTGAAGATTTTTACGATGAGCAAATTGATGAAGAGTTTTATGAGTTTAAACATAGAACTTATGGAACTTTCATTGTTCATGCTTTAGATTTAACAATAACAGAGAGGAAAATTTGAAAAAGATCATTAACTGTATATTAAATGCCTTAATGTATATTTCATTTAGTGCTTTAATTTTGTTCTATTTCTTATTGGTGTTAGAAATCATATGAAAGCAGTAACAACTACATTAAGAGCAGAGTACGATAGTCTGCCAAAAGAGATAAAAGAAAAGGTTAGCTTTGGCGATTATTGTAATGACCCAAATATAAAAACATTAATCCAAACTGCCAAAAATATTGCAATAGGTAGAATGGCAGTAGCCATACAAAGAAAGAAAGGAAATTTTAGAAATTGATAGAAGTTTTTATTGTCCTTGAATTGGTTTCTCTTGTTTATTATTTGAATCAAACATAACACTTGCATTAAAAGAGAAACTTATTCTTTCATCTAATTGATTATCGCTAAAGAAAGGGTAAACTGTGTGTCTTAGGTTGCTAGGAAATAAAAAATATTGCTTTTCTAAAGGTTGTATTAAGTAATTAGCATTATTAAAGATAGACTCAGTTCCCTCTAAAAATTCAATATGTCCGCTAGTGTTATGGTGTTGCTTACTATGTTTATAATCTTTCATAGCTTTAGGGAACTTTAAATAGCCTACGCAGCTAAGATCAGGATTATTGTTGGGTGTAGTATGAGTATGACAACAATTATAGTCGCCAGGTTTTTGCACTACATACCAACCACTATGAATTAAAATTCTTTCAATCGGCATTTCTCTGTAATGCGTTTCAACATAACCTTTTATAATAGGGTCAAAAAAATTCTTTTTCCATTTTATTAAAACTTCAGGTGTAATTAAAAATTCTTTATAAATTTGTCCTGCAAGTTTATGACCAAAAGCATGAGTTTCTGATTTTTTTGGGTCTTGCCTAATGTCATTTAAATCTTTTAAAAAATCTTTTATAAGTTCATTAGGTAGTTCAGCTTTAGCCATAGTTGAACCAAAAGGTTTAAATAATTTAAAATTTATTTTACTCATAAATCGTTTATATCGTATAGCTCTTTAACTTCAATCTTATAAGCTGGGGGTCTGTTGACATGACCAAAATTAGTTAGTCTTTCTGGCATATCAGTAATAAAAGGAAACCAACCCATAATTGAAAACTCAAAGCCACCCTCATCAATTACTAAAACATATCTACCCCTTTTTTCATTAGGTCTAATCAATAAAAAATTATAATCTTTTCTCTTTTGTGATCTTATTTCTATATTGTTTTGCATATCTGAGTCTGTATATCTAGCATAACGATCAGAGTAAGAACCATTAAAGTATTTATTTTGTGATTTAGCAAAAGCAACTTCAGCACAAGCACCCATGATACCAAGTGCTAAGGTCTTTTCATCAGATCCCTTGTAGCCATAAGAAAAAGATTTACCCATTTTAAGGTTTTCTATAAATCTTCTTGTTGCTGTGTTAGCAGCTAGTTCAACTTCAAAAGGTTCAAGTTTTATCTTCATCTTTTTTATTTTCCCTAAACATCTTTAGCATTTCATAATAAGCCTTACCACCAGCATATTGTATTTCTTTACAAAGTTCTTTTTTTTGTATTACTTTAGGAACATTATCAAGTTTTGTATGCCAAATTTTTTTTGCGTAACAATCAGCACATAAAGGTTTGCCGTTATGTTCTATCAATGCTGTCATTACGCATTCGCTGCATTCTTTCCATTTTTCCACTTCAGGATATAAATAACTCATTTAAACACTTTCTTAAAGACCTATTCTTTTTAAGTATCGGTGCAAACTCTTGACTTAAATAAGCTGTCTTTTCCTCTCCTATTTTATTAATATCAACTTCATTTAAATCACAAATAATATGCCAAAGCTCATGATATATAGTTTTAGCTAAATTCATTTTAGATTGATTAGGATCTATACTAAGTTGAAGTTTACTTCCTTCATACAAACCCCAACAATCTTTTAATGATTTCCAATAAACTTTTATTATTTTTTTTTTATATTTAATCTTGCGAAATTTCTGCATCTACTATTGCCTTACCTATTTCATAAGCTATTTGTGGCACAATACTATTTCCAAGTGCTTTTATTCTGTTGGATCTATCTTTGTCCAATTCATAGGATATCCCATGAGGAACTCCACAAAGTTTGGATTGAGTTTGCCACCAGGTTTGTTGTTTTTTAAAACTTGAATTGAAAATTTTTCTTGATTTATCTTTCTTTTGCAAGTTATCGGATTGTAGGCTATGTCCTTGTAATCCGATGCTGTTGGTGTTTTGTACATCCTCTCTAAGTAAAGCATCGCATCTGACAGCTTTGCTCCGAATGTACTGTTTGGTTTGTTCTTCTTTCGGAGTATAAAACCTCCAGATTTCGTTTGCTCTACTCTCTTGCTCTGTTCTCCTCCCTCTTCGCAACCTACTGTTGGAGTTGGAAACATCTTTACTGCTACTGTTAATGGTGTTCCCCCTTGCTTGTATTTTTTCGTTCTCTCCGATGCTGAGTCTTGAGTTGGAGTTGGCAATAATCCAAACTCTTTTTCTTTGATGCCAAGCACCGATGCCTGAAGCTGGTATAACAAGACATTGGACTTGGAAACCTTCTTTTTCCAAATCAGTTTGCACCTGTCTGAGTACCAAGCCGTTGTTGATGTTAATAATCCCCTCAACATTTTCGCCAACAAACCATTTTGGTTTTGTTTCGGCAACAACTCTAATAGTTTCATCCCAGAGGTAACGATCATCGTCTTGTCCTCTTCGTTTTCCTGCAACTGAAAATGGTTGGCATGGGAATCCTCCTGAAACAATGTCGGCTGTGTAGTTTGATCCTTTAACATTTCTAATATCCTCCTCTATTGGTATATTTTTAAAATTTTTCTGCAATACTTTTTGGCAAAATTTATCTTTTTCTACAAATCCTATAGTTTTGATTCGTTTTGTAGCTTCCATACCTAGCGAAAAACCGCCAATTCCGCTAAATAAATCAAGTAATCTAAGCATATTCGCTTGTAAATTATTTAATAACTTTAATCAAGATGTATATTGCTTTTACAATATTTGTTCTATATAACCGAATCAATGCTGATAAAAATAGGTAAGGAATGGAAACATAGAAAGGATGGTGGTTGCTTTTCAGCAGATCATCTTTCTCCCTCACAACTGACAAAACCTACGGATCAATGGTTTTATAACTATTGCGTCTTGTCTGAAGATGAAAGAAAGAAGCTACCACCGAATATGAAAATGATATTTGGAGCTATGATTGGAAGAGCTTTACAAGATATGGTTGTTCATAAATTAACAATAAAAGAAATAATGGAAGGGAAAAAATAAATGGCTGACGAAGGTTATAACCCAATGCAAAAAACATTAGAAGATTTACAAAGAGAAAACCAACATCTTAAAAGAGATGTGCAAGAAGCTGAGAGAATTAATAATTCACATAAAATTGCTAATGGTAAAATGAATTTGTTAATAAACAATCTTCAATTTGAAAACAAAAAATTAAAAAATAAAGTTACAGAGTTGGAGGAACAAATAAAACAGAAAGGGTCAAATGACAAAGCAAAAATCAACTGAAGAAAAAGAATCTAATAAAGGTTCATTTAAAGATAGATACAAAAAGTGTTTATCTGAACTAAAAAAAATACCTACAGTAAATATAAAAGGTAAAAAATATTCAACTGTGGCTGAAAGATTTAAACATTTAAAAGAGTATTTTCCTGAATCTAAAATAGATGAACAGTTATTACATCATGATAGTGATAGAGTAATAGCAAAGACAACATTATATATTGGCGATCAACCTTATGCAGTTGGTCATAGTGAGGAGTTTCGTAACGCATCATTTATAAATAAAACAAGTGCAATAGAAAATGCTTTTACAAGTAGCTTAGGAAGATGTTTAGCTGCTTTTGGATTAGCAGGATCTGAATATGCTAGTGCAGATGAATTAACTGTAGCCTTACTAAGTCAAGGTATGAATGATAAAAAAGTTTCTATCCTGGATAAAATAAAAGTACAAACAACAGAAACAAAGTTGAATAAACTTTATTCAGATTGGAAAACGGAAAATGACAAAATAGAAAAGTCATTTAACGACAGACAAAAGACCATACA